GCGACCGAAATTTGTGCCAAATAGTAATATCGAAGCCCTTACAACACCCAAAGCTTTAGCAACTCTGTTAGAAGAAGCATTTTTGGGTCTTTGGACAGCTTACAAGGCCAGCAGTTGGACTGTTTTACTGCTAGAAATGTACAGAACTCTAAAAGCTTTATGTCCTGAATACGCCATACATAATTCTGTGGAACAGCAGTTAGAATGGTTAAAAGTGTTTTATGATGAAATGGGAGATAAAACTTGGACCCAAATTTCAGAGGAGTGTACACGGGGTTTGCGAAGCTGGGAGAGCTTCGCACAGACGAGCACCGCGAAGTTTTTAATGAGTGTCATAGGTTATGGGGTGATAGGTATATTCCACCCTACGAGTCTTTTCACGATGTCAAAAACCTCTTTCGATTCACTATGTTGGAGGTTTAAGAATTTTCGGTATGATCCAGGCAATCTCATTGGTAGCATGTGGGCTTTGATAGAAGATGCTTTACACGTTGTCAAAATCTACAACGAAACAGGCAGTTGGGAAACCGCTTTAGTGCGAGATTCTCCATATTTGGTACTCCAAACTGAAATCGCTAGCGTCAAAGGCCAGCATGTCCTTTTTAAAGCTGGCAATTTGGCTCAAGAAGACTTGGACGAACGAGAGTATTTGTTGAAAGTGGATCAACTAAGAGACAAGATAACAGATATGTTGATGACACTTACACCCACACTCCGAAGAGGAATGGAGCTGGAGTTGAAAAATGCTAATGTCATGTACCATGAAGTTTTGGAAACGACTGGAGCCCAACTAACAAAGTTTAAACCGTGGTGTGTTTTGACGCTCGGGAAATCTCAAATTGGTAAGACAGTTTTCAACCAGAAGTTAGTACCTTTTGCTTGTTCAGTCATGGATGTGCCTTCCACGCGCAAGTATATGTATAGCATTCCTGAAGATGTGAATTTTTGGGATGGTTTCAGGAGCTACAAAACTGGATTAACTTATGACGATATTGCGAACCTCAAATGTAAAGATCCTTCGGCAATAGCCAAAGTGATACTTCGCGTGTGCAACAATGAACCCTTGAATGTAGAACAGGCAGATATTGAACTTAAGGGTAGAGTCTGGTGTAATGCTAGAGTTCTAGGGTGTACGACCAACATACCATCATTGAACCTGCATACTATGATTGAAGAGCACGTTGCCATTATGAACCGGTTCAGGTACCATATAGAAATGATCGTGAAACCCGAGTATAAACATGAGACCGAGGACAAACTAGACGTCTCCAAACTTACTATCAATCAGCGCAAGCAAATGTTTCCCGATGTGCACTATTTCACTGTGTATAAAGTACACGTTACTAGCGTCAAAAATGACATAAAGAAGGATCCAAACAAACCAGCAGACCCATTTAAACCCGATTTTTGGTCAAGAAAAGTGGTAGAATTCGATGGGGTTAAAATGGAAAATATCACTGTTGATGTGTTGCTCAAGTTCTTAGCTTCAGACATACTCACATACAAAGAAGAACAAGAAAGCCTTTTGGAGAATGCTAAGCTATTGGATAGTGAATTTGTGTGTAAAGATTGTAACATGCCCATTGAACACTGTTGTTGTGCTTTTCAGTGCCAGTGTGGTGCGCAGAAAGAGTTGTTTAACAAAACTCATCTGTGTATGTGTGGTGTAAAATTGCCCAAAATTTGTGATCAATTTGGCGACACTAAATTCGGAACTAATGCTTGTGTCTTTTGTCGGGGCGATGAACCTAATGCCCCGTGTATTTGCAAGAAGAAGACTTCCAAGCAATTCATAAAGGACTTGGACAAGTACCAGTTTGAACACATCGACAGTAAAGGTTACTTCATCCGTGATGATGGAAGGAGCTGTTTGCTTTGCACTGGTTCCTCTTGTGGTTGTGCCTCTAACGTAGGAGTGATGTATGATATAGCTGTGCGAGATTGGAGGAAAGCGCATATGTTGACATTCTATTTGTTGAAGGTGAACCCTGAAGTCATACCTGAGTCACTTCATTATTCCGTTTCCGATGAATTTTCTAACAACATTTCTAGTTTTCTACATAACAGATTGTTGCTAATGGGCACGGATGCTAGGAAGGCTTATGAAGACCTGGAAAGGGAGTCTGACAGGTTCCTGATAGCTTTTTTGGAACATTTTTACCGTAAATTTGTGCATTGGGTGACTCTTGCGAATGCTGTATGGCCTCTTGCTTTGATAGATCCTAAAACTCCAAGTTACACAGAGATAATTTCTAATAGCGAGTGGGGGAAAAACTTGAGACGATGGGTTCACAAGTTTGTGAAGACTACCGCAATGTTATCAACTATGTGCGTAAGTGCATGTTCGTCCGTTTTGGGTTACTATTGCCCAACTGCCCTTTTTACTAGTTCGTTGTTGGTGGCTAAAGGGAGAGGGTTTTTGTCCAACCCAGGAGGCCAATCTGTATTCAGTACTGTTTCTTTGTTGATGTTCCCCTTTGCCAAGTACAAGAGAAATTGGTTCACGGGTATAGTCTTCATAGGGTCTCTATTCGTTTATTACCCTCTGTTATATGATGTGATTGAGGGAGGTGTGTATAACGTGTATAACAAAGCGTTACGAGGGGGTTGGTTCCAAAAGATCAACAAATTCTACAGTCAGGTGAAAGAAGCATGCACCTTGCAACACAATCACACCATTATAAATAGCAAACACAGGTTCGCTCTTGCTACGCGTGCCACTAGAGAGGCTTTAATGGAGAACGACGCTTTCAGTATTGTGGCAGACAACGGACCCGGCTTGGTGACGAAGCTCAACGTGGCCCGAGGTTTACGTATGTTGTTTAAGCACCTACAGGATTTTAGAGTTGGTTTTGGAATCAGACCCAATGCAGGGTTTGCGCCAACGCTGGAGGAAGCTTTGACTAGAGCCCACAAATATGCTGATGAGTCATACATCATTGCCTATCAACAGATGCTAGAAGAAGAAGGCAATCTAGGGGAAACACAATCAGCTCACCTTTTGGAAATGGTCAAGAAACAAACATATGCGTTGACTAACAATGGTCAGTTGTATGCCCAGGCTCTTGCTGTGAAGTCTAATACATTATTGATGTGCGCGCACAGTTTTATTGAGAACGCTAGTCTCACAGTTGTAAGGCGTGTCGTTGCCCCAACAATAAAAAATTGCAGTTTCACGATGGTCATGAGATCCTCGAATGTAATACGAGTTGATGGTGATAAGTTGTTCTATTATTGCTCCAGCGTGGGTACAGTGAAAGACTTGACTAAGTATCTATCACCAGAAAAGCCATTGACAAGGGCTTATCTCGATATTGTGTACCGTGAACCTGACGGTAAGACAGAGCACAAAACTGGATCTTTTGCTTCAGATGACGGGTTTGTGACCACAGCTGGTAAGTACATAGGCAGGAACATTAAATCCCACAATTTTTCCTATATTGCTAGTTTTGGGAAACCTGGTACATCTGGAGCACCCATCTTTACTGTGACCCAACCACCAAGGATCATTGGACTACACACAGGTTCTGTCGAGTGTACTTCTTCACAATACCTTCACCAAGGTAATTGGGTGTCTAAAGATGGCAATTGCCAACCAAATTTGCTTTTGCTTCAATCCATGCTACCAGTGATGAATGCAGGCGTTATACCCACGGAAAGGTATGGTCAAACTGTTCTCGTGCATGGTGTTTCAGAAAAATCCATAATGTTTCGCTTGGACCGTGGTAATTTCGCATACCATGGTAGGACCCCCGTGATGTCGACTTTCAATCAGTTGGATGGTGTCGTAGATACACCAATAGCGTCAGAAGTACAACGAGTGTTTGGGGCTAAGAAGTACTCAAGTCCTAAATTGCGAGGTCCTGAAGGGAACGACAATGCCTTAAAGTGGATTAGAGATTTGAACAAGCGCATCAACCCTCATCCTGAAATCGATTACGACATTCTAGAAATGGCCTTCAAGGATTACATCAGTGGGCTGCCTATACCCAGTTCCAAGGATTTGGAGGATTTCAAGGATTTGAATAAGATGGAAATATTGAACGGACGTTTAGGAGTACATGGGATGGAGAGCATGAATTTCAATGGGTCAGTTGGAGAACCTATCAACAAACCCCTAAAGATGTTCTGCAAACAAATAGCTTCACCTAACGGAGGATTAATATATGAATTGGAAGATGTTATGTTTTGGAATGAGGTGGAGAGAATGAAACGCTGTTACGAGAGAGACGAGAGAAGTTATCCCATCTTTGCAATGTTTCCAAAGATTGAACCCACTCCTGTGGATAAGGATAAAGTGCGAAACATCCTTAATCCTGAGATAGCACACAAGCTATTGGCAAGGGAGACTCTTCTCCCAATACTCTGCTTTTTGGAGAGGTATAGGTATGAAAGCGAGTGTGCAGTTGGGATAAACCCTTATGGAGTGCAGTGGGATGAATTCTACAAAAAGTTTCGTCGGTTCTATAGGTGTTATTGCATGGACCACAGTGGTTATGATTTAAAAATGAGCCCCCAAATTGCGCTGGCTACTTATTGTGTTAAATTGTATGTGAACAAACTTTTGAAACGATCCCCAAAATTTGACCAATACGTTAGGGGTATAGCCACTGACGCCAGCTACCCGCTGGTGAATGTTGCTGGAGAAATGGTGGAACTCAGGGGAAGTTTCACCTCAGGGAGCGTTGAGACAACGGTTCGTAATAGCATAGCAAATTCTTTGTTAATGCGCTGTGCTTATTTTCTTGCTTATAGATCAAGCAGAAGAATGTTATCTCCGCTTCAACCCCCTCCATTTCGTTCCATGGTTTTTCTTGAAGTCTATGGTGACGATAATGCTGGGGACGTGGACAAACGTTGTTACTGGTTCAATATGACGTCTATCCAACATGAGTTAGGACAATATGGCTATGTTCTAACTGACGCGAACAAATCTGCAACTCTACCGAAGTTCGTAAGCCTGAGAGATGTTGATTTTCTAAAACGTTCCTTTGGATGGAACAAGGAGTTAAATTTGTTCGTCGGTATCTTGTGTGAAGATTCCATACTAAAGCGCTTAGTGGCGATTTTGAAACCCACTGCGCCAAACACCGTTCGCGAGATCACTTTGCAAAATGTTGATTCTGCGTTGGATGAATGGTGGTTATATGGAGAACTCATTTATGAAAGAAAACGTAAGATGCTAAAACAAGCCATTATCGATAGTGACCCCTCTTGCTTGGCCCCGACTATCGATATAACCTATCATCAGCGACATGAGATGATGAAAAAGAGGGCTGAGTGAAACATGTGTAATGAATGTATATTGTATATTAGAAGTTTACATGTTTGTATATAGTTGATTTTCTAGAAATTTAATCCGTATGATACGTTTTAACCGTTGGAATGATTGTACGTACTAGCTCCGAAGGAGTACAACGAGGCAGTGTGGAATTGCACGTCCCACACATTTTGCTTTTGTGCAACTACTGAATATCAAGAAAAACAACAAAATGACACAGGAGCTCGTAATGTGTCATTTGACGAAATTACTAGCGAGCAAACAAGCTCTTCGATTGGAGCAGCATTTCGCGACTTACAATTAATGAGGGCTGATGAAGGGATACAGAATTTTTTCAAACGACCTATAAACTTTTTCAACATGTCGTTAACTGTGTCCACGGGGCAAACTGAGGTATACCCTTGGCAAGGATTCCTTGAAAATGTTAGAGTGGCAAACAGACTGGCCAATTATAAAGGGTTCAGAGGAAGGTTGAAGGTCAAAATAGTGACTAATGGGAATCCTTTTTATTTTGGAAGAGTGATGGTTTCATACTATCCATTATTTAGATACCAAGCTTCGTTAGTCATGCGAGATGATGAATATGGTAGCAATGATTTTGGATTGTCTGTCATACAGTCTCAACGCCAACACGTGAATTTATGTCCGTCACAGTCAACGGGCATGGAGATGGAGTTGCCATTCGTATGGCATAGGGATTTCATGTGTGTGGCTAGTGACGAAACAGACCCATCAGCGCCTGCTATTGCCAATGAATTGGGGACTTTGATCGTGAATCCCATAGTGCCGTTAAGGACTCTTTCAACCAATACTGGTTCTAATCCTACTATGGTTCTCAGGTTTTACGTTTGGATGGAAGATATACAACTATTTGGCTTGACAACCAAGGTTCAAGCCACAATTGCTCCCCAGAGCAACCCTTCCGCTTTACAATCCGAAGAGACGACGGAGGCACAATCAGGTATGGTGTCGAGCACATTGACTACCATTGGAAATGTAGCTCACCACTTATCTACGGTCCCAGGCTTCAAGCCTTATGCTCTACCCATAGAGATGGCTTCCAACTTAGGAGCTGCTGTTGCACAAGCCTTAGGGTTCGGGAGACCTTTGAATTTAACCGAACCAGCGGGTATGACTCCTAAGCCATTTTCTACGTTAGCACATGCAACCGGAGCTGATAATTGCGTCAAGCTGACTTTGGATCCAAACCAAAGTGTATCGGTGGACCCCAACATATGTGGTAGTGGAGAAGATGAAATGAGTTTCAAACACATATGCGGGCGATATTCGTTGTATAATTCTTTCTCTTGGAGTATAACCGACATGCCTTCTGACCGCTTGTTCAATGTTCCAGTGTCCGCTCACGTGACGCCATCGTTTGATCAAGTGTATTACCCAACAGCAGTAGGGGGAGTTGCCAATATGTTTACATATTGGAAAGGGTCTATGACATATCGATTTGATGTAATATCTAACTCTTTCCATAGAGGACGTCTTGCTGTGGTATACGATCCATGTACTGGCGGGTCATTGGAGGAAAACGTCCAGTACGTAGCCATAGTTGATATAGCTGAAGCTAGATCTTTTGAAGTGACAGTTCAATTCAACGAAAGTAGAGGCATGAAAACCATTAGACCACTGTATACAAATCAGGGCGACTCCGTATTGGTCTCTGTGAACAGGGAAGACACCAATGGAGTGATAGGTGTATTCGTTGCTACAAGTCTAGAGATTCCAAACTATGTGTCTACAGTCACGCCCGATGACGTGACCGTTTTGTGTTACGTTAAAGGGGGCGACGACCTTATGTTTGTGAGACCCCAGAACTTGGACTATGGAGTTGACATGCCCTTGTTCATACCTGAATCTAACATGTCGGCCTTGGGGGATCAACTAGATTCATGCTGTGATACCGATACGAAAAAGGTTTTGGATATAGGTTTTAAGCATAATATCGGAGCTGATGCCACTTATGTGGGGGAGCATATTGATAGTTTGCGTGCTCTTTGTAAGAGATACTACACCTACGTTCTTGATGGTGTGGACGTGTCTCTTGCTGGAGAGTCTATACTCACATATGAATATGGCGTTTACCCAAGTCCGTGGGGAGAGCAGAACATTCATGCTTTACCTCATACCGTTACAGGAGAAACTAATAACATCGTCGGATTCACTCCTATGGCTTACGCTCAATTAGCGTTTGTCTGTAAAAGAGGAGCAACAAGATGGAAGTTTTTCCCGTTGACACCCCAAAGTAGTTCCACCTCAGCTAGTTTTAATCAGCATGGTGGAGCTGTTTTCGCTTCAAGGGATGAAGGTTCTTTCGCCGAAACATTGTTGGGCGGTCACGCAACCACGTCTTTTGCTAAAACTCCGTATGTTACGGGCACTCTACTAAGCATCTCGGCCGGAGGTGCAGTAGCGTTAAACTCAATGAATCCAACTCTAGAAATAGAGATACCATATCAAAATCCGGATAGGTTTGTTCTCGCAAGGGGGTGGGATGGATCCACTCATAAACCTATGAACACTACCAGGGAATTAATCCGATTTGCCGGCCATAATTTTGCATTCCCAAAACTTTTCGCGCTTTTATGCGCAGCTGGAGAAGATTTTACCCTCCAACATTTTGTTGGTTGGCCACCTTATGTGTTAACAGACACCTGATCCATTTTGGTCCAACTAACCCTCTCTTTGAGAGTGAATCTCTTACGGGTTCTTAAAATTAGATTTTTCATAACACATCTG